AAACCACAGTGTCTACGTCGGTTTTTGGGAACGCTCCTCTAACTACACATCTCCAGAACACATTTCTCAAAACAATAATCTGAAATAGGGCGGCACGGCCGGCACGGCCGGCACATCCCTTACGTACCAAGGGAAAGCTCAGAAACAAAAGGGCGGCACAGGGCGGCACAGGGCGGCACACATTTTATCGATAAAAAAATTACACTGGCCGAAGTTTTTTCTTGACTTATGAAATAGCACACATTATAATGTGTGTGACGGGGAGTCAGTACTCCTGATCCCCGTCGGCGAATTTTATTCAGGAGTACCGCCGGCACTCAGGAGTACACCATGCCTCTCTATGAAAGCGCCTATTTAGAGGCGATCAGAACCCACCTCCCACTTATCTTCCAAAACCACCCAGCCGTTCACATTATACTTATCTCTCCTAACGGAGGAGGCAAGTTTCCTGTCACTGAACGTTGGCTTGATTTTTTCCCTACGCTCAAAGAGGTAGAGGATCATCTTGATAAAGGTCTTAGGATAGCCATTAAACCTAGTTCAGTTGATCGTGTAGTAGTCGATGTAGATCACGGAGGGCAACGCGGGTGGCCACTGCTACAGGACACCTTCTCTCTTAGCAAGATTAAAAAGGAGCCTGCGAAATATTGCGCGCATAGTAGTACACACGGCAAGTATCACTTGTGGCTACCGGTAAAAGACGTTGATCACTTTGTGCTTAATAGAAAGAAATTCATAAAAGAGGTAGGCACCGAAAATGAGTACAGCGGCGATATATTGGTTAACGGATATGTAATACTGCATAAACCAAAATCAATCTTCATGAGCAGGCTATCATCAGGTATCTCTGAGAGGTTCTTTGATGTTGAGCTTAAAAAATTTATGATGGTTGACAAGACAAAGCCTAGTCATAAAAAAAATATTCCAAATCTAACAGCTAAGCCTGCGACAGGATTACTGAAGTGGCATGACGGCAAAAGGCACGATACATGTTTGCAAGCTCTGAAACTGATCACAAATCCGAAGCACTTTAAAAAGGACGATGAAGTTAAGGATCTACTTTCTCAGGGCGAGATAGACCTGATCGTTGGTGGCAAACTAACAGGGGAGCAGATATGCGAACACGCTCTCTCTCTTGGCAGCGAGGTTGAAGAAGTCAACAATCTGCTTAAGACTCATTATGAAGAAATGGACAAACATGTTTCTTATGGCGATAACAATGATGATGATGATTTGAGACAGAAGCTCATCAACATGGATATTGTTAAGAGGTTTGAATACATGTTACAGGACAGCAATGTCTCATTGAAGTACGATGTCTCTAGGCAGTTTTATGAAATAGATTTTGGCGATGGCAATGGAGTTAAACCATACTTTGATGATAAGAATGATAAAAACTGTAAGTTGTTAAGGTGCAAGTTAAGACAGAAATATCCTGCTTTTGCTAAAAGTGATCACAATGGGTTTAGCTTGGCTGAGGTTGTTTGGTCTGATGTGCATGCTGGTTTTGAAAATTTAAAGCACAACCAAATGGATGCTAGACAAGATTATCTCAAAGTAGATGAATGGTCATCACAAATACTTGATGACTTCAGTAATGGCGTTTGGACATCTGATATGGATGAGTGTGTTGAGCTTGCTAAAAAATACTTAAGCGATAATCTAGAAATAGATGGCGACAATTCTTACGATAATAAGATGTATATCAGGGCTATATCAGAGTATTTTTTTAAGACCTATGCTCTTTGCATGATGAATGAACTTCATAGGTCAAAGTTGCTTATTATTCTGATTGGTCATAAAGACAAGGGTAAAAGTTCGTTTGTAAAAACTTTAATACCTAAAGACTGGCAGTCGCCGGAGCGTCGTTTCTTCACAGAGGTTTCGACAGGCGGCACTATCTCTGACTGGCGAAAAGAGATGGCTATAAAAACGATTGGCTGTGTTGGTGTTGAGCTCCCTGAAGTTAAGCTAGGGCCTAAGTCACCGATCAAGGAACTGATAGGAAGCCCCATAATATCTCTAAGGAACATGCAGGAAAAGAAGAGCACAGATAGGCCGAGAAATTTTTGGTGTATGGGGACAGCGAATAGAGGGCAAACCGATCTATCTGCTAGAGACCCGGACTTCACAGGGAAATGTGGCTTTCTGCATATTACTAAAATAAGTAAACACTGCCAAGAATATGCGGACGCGAATCTTAAAAAGGCGATTATTGGAGGTTGGATCTTACACAGTCAAACAGTGAAAGAAAACGGAGGAAAAATCACAGATTTAGATCATCCTTTTGTCGGAGTTGAGGAAACCGAGCCGGCTCACAAGCGATGGCGTGACGCGATTGACAGAGAAGCTGGCACCTCTGACGAAGATGTTTTGTCGGAGCGCTTGAAAGAAATGATGTTATCTGCTTGTTTTTACAAGAAAGATGAAAATGGAAAAATGGTTAAGAATGACGATATATTTATGCCGGCTAAAATAAGCAAGACAACACCTGACCTATCAACCAAGATGAAGTACGAGCATCTCTTTGATGCTTATAAAATTTTTGTCGAACTTAAGTCGCGACGAGACTGGACTGGCTCAGGGGTTGTCTCCCATGAGATAGACGAGCTCAAAGCTATCAACAATTCTAAGCTCTTCAAAACAGCATTAGGTATGTCTGATTGGGATGGGAATAATAGAAACAGGGCGCTAGGCAGATATTGGAAGCTTGTTGATAAGACGGGGTATTGGGCTATGATGGGCTATCCTGGGATATCAGATGAAACCCAGCCATAGCTAAAAGGATGGCATCACTGGTGTCATCCGGCTCTTTTTCTAAGTCAACTTTGAAGGCCCCAGAGAAGTAAGTCCTAATCTCTTCTTTTTTGGCGCGCCCATTATTCATGACAAGTTTTCTGGCAGTCATTACATTTGTTTCATGAATCGGATAACCTTGGTTAGCTGCTGCTGCTATGATGATGCCAGCTGATTTGCCAAGTTGTATCGAGGCTTGGCGGCTTGGGGACACTGGCATAATGCTTTCCATTATGATATGGTCAGGCTGGTAAATCATGATCAGACTTTTAAGGCCATTGTGAAGAAATGCCAGTCTCTCATTGATAGGCAATTTCTGCTTAGCCTTGAGATGGCCTGACTGAACTACATCAGGGTCTTTATTTTTCTTTTGCTCTGCTAAGCACCAACCTAATATTACGGTGCCAGGGTCAATGCCGAGGATTTTCATAGATGCCTTCTAAAGATTTAGGTAGGGACTTGCGGCGATTAGCCGATTATATGAGAAAAAACCAGAAGTTATACGAGAACTTTGGTGATGTTGAGGATATCAAGAAAAGCACCCGCAGGTCAAACGAGGCAAAACTAACAGCTAGGGATATTAAGAGAGCAGGGACGATAGACTCTCTACCCATGCAAGATAAAGCAGCACTCATTGCACTCGGAACTTTCTACTTAGAGACAACCAAAGGGTTAAATCAACACCTTAAAGTTAAAACTAATCTTAATAGGACTAAGGGTGACTCTGAACTACCAAGAGACAGTAAGGGTAAGAGGATTAGTACACTAACAATTACATATGACTCTAGCAAAGTCATGATGATAGGCAGGTTTCCTTTCAAGAAACAGTACAGAGACCCGGATAAAGCAGAGCCATACAACTTCCACTGGGGTGCATCTAGCAAGTTTAGAAGATATGGTATAACTGAGGTAAACATATTTGGTAGACGAGTAAGAGCTGGTAGAAAAGGCAGCCCTTTAGAGGGCCTTGGGTTTGAGCCCATGGGAACAAAGCCCAAAGCTTCTGCTAGTTTTCCCAAAGACTACCGAGTTTTTAGGAGAGTGGGTTACCCAGGTCGGCGAAACCCTGATACTATCACTATAAAAGATGGTAATGCCTTTCTTAAAGTGGCTGTTTACACTCGGTTCTTTAGAAATTCTAACCTTAGAGGTAAGGTTATTGCCAATACCAATAAAGTTGTCTCAAATTTTATGAAAGATAGTGGTAATATCTTGGTAGTGCGACTCAGTAAAATCGCAAAAGAAATTTAAACATAAGGAGAATGTTATGGCTGGTATCGATCATCTGTTGAAGCAATCGGCATTAGTTGATGCTCTCACTGATTTAGTGACAGAAGCTAAAAAAGATGATGGCGAACTATCATTAAGTGATCTTCTCAACAAAGATGTTTTGTTAGAAGCGTTGGATGTCTTCGAACAGACTAAGAATCTGATTGAGGATCATGATGAAATGTTAGCTGAGGTGAAAGATCTTGATGCTGCTGAGGCTGTTCAGCTTGTAGTAGCTTATATTGGTTCTTTTGAGAAACTACACTTGGCACTTAAATCATAATGGCAGTATTTACCAAAGAACAATACGATAGCCTGATAGAGGCGATAGCGGCGGGAGTCACAAACGTCTCTTACTCAGGTAAGGTAATCAACTACCGGTCAATTGAAGATATGATTCGGGTGGCTAGACTAATGCGTCGAGACCTTGGCCTTGATAAAGGTGGTACTTTATCCACTAATCTCTATTATAAAAATAGAAGATTCCTATGAAAAAAAAGAAAAGCCTGTTGAGACGATTATCTCCCTTCAAAAAGAAGGAGACGATCAAGTCTCTCGAGGGTAAATTAGAAAACCTATACAACAAACAGCGTCTTCAAGAACATCGGTTCTATGAAGAGACTCGGGGTCGCCATGACTTCATTAGAGGCGGTGCACCCAATAACAGAAACCACTGGCAAGCTAAGCCATTAAGAGAGCAGGCAAGACATCTCTATGAGAATGATCCGATAGCTAGACGAGTCGTTGACTCGATAGTTTGTAATATGGTTGGTCGCGGCGTTATGCCAATACCAAGACACGAGAACCCAGAGATAGCAGCTGCTATTGAAGGGTTTCTCAACACATGGAATAACACCACGGACGTTGACTTTGACGGTGATCACAATCTCTCTGGCATTCAATCTCTAGTGATCAAAACTTTGGTTCGGGATGGCGCTGTTTTCGTCAAACGGATCGTTAGAAGACGCAAAATAAGCTTACAGGTCTTAGAGCCAGACTACTTAGATGTTATTAAGAATGGCATTAATCATGATAATGATAATGAGATTATTAATGGCATCGAGTATCACAAAGTTACCCGGCAGGTAGCAGCTTACTGGCTCTACGAGTTTCATCCAGAAGACAATTATTCTCAAGGTCACAATACAGGAACTCGGTTTGTCACGGAAAACCCTCGGAGTTACTACACAACTGGTGCTGGTGGCAGAAGCCTGCGAACTCCTGTGATCGATGTTTGTCATATTAAGCGCATCGATAGACCCGGCCAACAAGATGGCATTAGTTGGCTAGCGCCGGCACTAACCAAGCTCTGGGACTTGAGAGAGTATGAGGAGTCGAAGCTTAAGCAACAGAAGTTACAAGCTTGTTTCACTGCCTTTGTTCAAGATAATTTTGAATTAGGGGAAGAAGAGAGAGCAGATATATTAGGTTTGGCGAGGAAAGACAGTGAGACTATGACTGGCAGGACTATTAGTGCTGGCCATATTGAAGAGCTACCACCTGGGAAAACTATCACATTCCCTCAAGGAACACAGACTGGTAACGAGAACTTTGTTGAGCGGTGCCTCAGGTCAATCGCCGGTGCTCTGGGTGTAAGCTATGAGATATTCAATGATTACTCACAAGTCAGCTACTCATCTGGTCGCATGGGCTTTATGGAGATGGACAGGCATCTAAAACATGTGATGAGAACTCTAATAGAACCACAGCTTTTAAGCAGAGTTTCAAAATGGATTCTTATTCATTTAGAGATGAACGACATAATACCACCTGATCACGGCGCAGTCATTGACTGGACTCCGCCCGCGAGAGAGATGATAGATCCGAATGCTGAGAGTAAAGCTCTAGCCTCTATGGTGTCTAGTAACCTTATCTCCCTTAGGGAGGCGCACGCCATGATGGGTAAGGACTTTGAGCGAAGTGTTGTCGATATAGCAAAAACAAATAATAGATTAAGAGAATTAGGGTTAAGTCCTTTACTTAGTTTTGCTGGTAGCCCAGCTTCTGAAGACGCGCTACCAAATGCAATGATCAATCAAGAAGAGGTTTCTAATGAAGAAAACAATGAAGAAGAAAATGACAGTCAATCGGAGAGTAGACCTCCAGAGTAATAGCCTCTCTTATGAAGATGCTAACGAAGACTTTGCGCTTGTTACTGTGGTCGTGGCATCAGCTACACCTGTCTATAGAGAAGAGGATGGGGAGCCGTTTTATCGGGAGCTAAAGATCTCTGAAGATGCGATTAGATTTGATCGGTTTATGAATGGTGCTCCAGTTCTTGACAATCATAATGATGGTGCTAGAGGTCAGTCTGTGTCTGGTACTTTGGGGTCAGTTGATAAAACGTGGATTGAAGGTGAAGGAAAAGATGCTAAACTTATGGCAAGATTGAAAATATCAAAAATTTCTGAAGCGGATAGAGAGATCGCCAAGAAGATAAAAAATGGTATTATAACTAGCGTATCCGTTGGTGCTTTTATTCATAATCAAAGGATGATAGAGTCAGCGGATGAATCCGATGACGGTGTTGCCAAGGTTTTAGCAGATGACTGGGAGCCACACGAGGTGAGCCTTGTGATGGTACCAGCTGATGATAAAGCTATAATTAGAAACTTACAGATTAATCTAGATAATAAGGAGAGTTCCATGAGTGAACAAACCACAATAGAAGAAATGGTTTCTTCTGAAGTTAAGCAGTCTGCATCGGAAGATACGATGAAGCAAATGGAAGAGCGCATCGACACTCTTGAGCAGGCGCTAGGTGACTTGACTGAGTCTAAGCCTAAAGAAGAGCGTGTTATGGAAGACGAGGATAAAGATAAACAACAAGTCGAAGGCGAAGACGAGGAAAAAGAAGAAGGCATGGAAGAGACTCAACAAGCTGTCAAGGACGCTTTAATGAAAATTAAAGAAGCTTACCCTGACCTTGATGATCAAGCTATGTCTGAAGCTCAGGAGACTCTTGAGAATATGATTGAGAAACAAATGCCTGAGAAACTCGCCGACGAGAAAACGCTCACCCAACTTTCTAAAATGATTGCTTCTGATGTTAGTAAGAAGCTATACAACTCAAATTCAACTCCAGACACTAAAAGGAGAACTAGTATGGGTAATGCGTACTTTACCAACAACCAAGAGAAAAAACGTAAGGAACTCGCTGAGGAGATCAGTGATGTGCTGGTCCAAAAGGTTACTCGAGGTGAATATGGCAATTATTATAAAAAGAAAAACGCAGGTAAAGAACTACCTATCAGTAAGTATGATGGTGCTTCTTTGGTTAACCTTGCTCGTGAGTTTGTTTATCAGTATGGACATACTGAGGAAGCTCGTAGGCTAAGTAATAATGAGCTTTATGACTTCTTATTAGGCAATAAGATCACCAAACGAACTGGTGGCCCTATCGCAGTAAGCTCTGACTTCGCTAACCTACTCTCTAGTTCAATGGAAAAAACAGTTCTGACTTCTTACGAAACGAAACGCGGGATGCAAACTTTTGATCCGTTCGTAACTCGCCAGACGGTTGATAACTTTAAAGAGCAAGAGCGAACAACTCTCGGAGAGAGCGGTGAACTTGAGCTAGTAGCACCTGGTGCGGATGCAACGATCCACACCATGAGCGACACTGTCGAGAAGTTCAAAGTCGACACGTACTCAAAGACTTTCCAGTTGACTCGCCAAGCTTTCGTTAATGACGATACTGGCCAGCTTCAAGCGGTGCTCACATCTGGTGCAGCAGCTGCTGATAAAGAGTCTGATTTGGTCTACAACCAACTTGTTAATGGTAGGGTTCAAGGTGGTGCTTGGTATTCGAATGCAAATAGAAATTATCACACAGGAGCAAACACAAACCTTGGTAATACTGGCTGGTCAGGTATTAAAAATATCTACAAGTCGTTAGCACTTCAAACTGGACTTGATGTATCAACTCCACTTAATCTTCAGTTCGGATACTTGCTAGTACCTGTCTCTCTTAACTTCGAAGCAAACCAGACTAAGATGGTTCAGTTTCCTGATGATGTGACTAAGCCTAACCCTTATGCTTCTCTCTATCAAATCATCGTGGAACCACGACTTGATAGCACTAGTGATAACGGACGAGGCGGTCATGCAGACGGTGAAACTGCTTACTACGGAATTGCTAAAGAAGCAAAAATGTTTAGACCTTTCTTAGAGCTTGCGACGATAACAGGACAACCAATTATGAAATATGAAGAGAGTTTCTCTAATGATGTTTTAAGTTGGAAAGTCACTCATGATTTGGGTGTAAAAATATTAGATTATCGTTTAGCTGTAAAAGTTAAAGGTGCTGCATAACTTACTTAACAAACTTAATTAGGAGGCCATCATAATGGTTGCTTACGCTGGATCACAAGGTTGCGTTTTAAATGTCACAATGACTGCCAATTACTCAAAAGGAGACTTTTGGGCTAAGGGTAATATTGCAGGAATCTGTTTAGATAATTATACAACTGGCCAAGTTGGCGCTGTTCAAGTAGAAGGTCTTTTTAAAGATCTACCTTTTGCTGGTCAGACAGCAGCGGTAAATCTTGGCGATAAAATGTACGCGGCTGATAACGCCGGAACAGTCAATAAACTCACCTCTGGTGGACGAGTTGCTGTTGGGTACGCCTTGTCTACTAAAGCGAACTCAAACTCAGGAACAGTTGATGTTTTGTTGGCTCCTGGTATTGGCTAATTCAATTGAGGGATTACGGTGCCTCAGTTCGAAGCATATTCTGATGTGTCGTCTCGCACGCTATCTCTGTTAGTGGGCGAGACTTTCATCTTGTCTGATTCACTCGGTGAACAGACCGATACTACTATTAGAGGTGTCTTTGATAGGACTATCGAAGTTGCTTCTGAAGGCGACATACCTGTTCGTATCAACCAACCAAACGTAACTATACGGAATGTAGAAACGAACGGCCCACTTCTTGAGAGAAGTCGGTGGACGCTAGATCGCCTCGACCCTGAGACTAAATACCGAATCATTGATTTTAATAGAGATGAGGTATCAACTACCAGGTACATTCTGGAGGAGATCGGGTGATTACTTTAGATACTATTCAAAAATATAACATCAGATCAAAGCTTAGAGCTCGTCTCTTTGATGAAACCCAGGAAGACGATACTAAGAATCTTTTAGATATAAAATATATAAGAGATATCAGAGAGACTAGAAAGGTACCATCGCCGGTCAGAACCTCTCAGTTCGTAGATTTATCTCTAGCAGAGACATCCTATAGCCCGATAGATTTTCCTCGCATCCATGTGGTTTTTGGTAACGAAACTGGGAGTCGATTAACTGTTGATACGAACACTAGGCTCAGAGATTTTACGTTTACGGTAGCTGTTTACTTGAACAGTTATCTTGGTATAGATGTAGAAACGGGTCTGCCATTAGAAACGAAGTACCTGACAGAAGATAAAAACATGCTATTATCAAGGTTAGAGGATTTAGCCGCTTGGGTAGACTACAAACTGGTAACGAATCATTTTGGAGACAGAGAGGGCATCACTGTTTTTGACCTTGATGCTACTGACTATGCGATACAAACAGAATCTGATGGTGGCGATAGTGGATCTAGTACATATGGAGTCGTAACTTTAACTTATAGAATCAATTATTACTTAAGATATTCTTAGGAGGAACCGTGGCAAATTTAATTTCAGTAAGATCGTCCAGTGTGGCGGTCGTTAAAAAGCTTTTAGAAGGCGATCTTGTAGAGCCAACGAAGAGTGAAGAGTTCTTGGCAATTCAAGATGATTTGTCATTTTCTCCAAACTTTGAAACTGTAGAAAACCCAGAGATCAAAGACGATATTATGCCTGCTCAGCAAGCTATCTCTGGTCAATCACCAAGTGTAACTTTGTCTCACTTGTTTAAAGGTGGTGGCCTAGCAGGTATGGCGCCAAGTTATGGCACGTTATTAGAAGCAACTTTTGGTGGTGTTAGGTCTGAGGACACAGCAGTAAATTTGGTGGCTGGCAGTACAGCAGCTCTTTTGAAAATGGGTGGCCGAGATGCTGCAAAATTTGCCAAGGGTGACACCGTCATGGTTCAGTATGACGATGGCACCAAACAGCTAAGTGCTGTTACTGGCACGGATGGCACAGATGTTTCGCTGGCATTTGCTTTAACTAAAGCACCGGCTGCAAATGACACGGTGCGACCATTCACAACCTTCTTTCCGAAATCTGTCGATTTCCCAGTCTTCGACATGTGGCATTATCTTGGCGGTGGTGAAGGCGGCCTTGAGACTATGGTTAACTCACGAACTGTCTCTATGGCAATTTCAGCTAACGCAAAAGAAAACATAAATTGTACCTACACATTGGAAGGTACAGCATACGAATTTAACAGTGATACATATTTTCGGTTAGACATAACTTCTACTACTAATACTTTAAACATGCAAACCAAGGTAGCAAGTGAAGCGGCAACAAACGCTGCTTTAACTTTGGAAGCTGGCACCTACACACCAAGCACGTTAGCAGCTGAGGTTCAAAAACAATTAAGAGCCAGCGGCGCCGCTGCAAATGATATAACTGTCACATGTGATGGTGATAGTGATTACAAACTGACATTCTCATTCTCTGGTGTAACTGGAAAAGTTGACACAGTTGGTTACCGAAGAACTGGGTCAACAGCAGGCACTCTCTTAGGCTTTGATACAAACATTGCAATTGGCACAGCTGGTGAAGAAGTGGCAGCGCCGAACCGAGCAGCCTTTAGTTTTGTTAGTAAAGTGGAACCCAAATTTGAACAAACGGCACCGGTTATTGCTAGAGACCAACGTCTCTATCTTGGTAAAACATCTGGTGAAAATGCTTGTTTGAATGCACCTTCTTTGAGTTTCAGCATCAACACACCTAAGACACTACTAACTTCAGTTTGTGAGCCCAGTGGTAACTTTGCTACTGTGATCAACGAACGGACAGCCAGCATGACTGTCACAACTTTCTTAGAGGAAAACGATAAGCGATTCTTTGATACCTTTAATGAGAATGAGAAAATATCGTTCTTGTTTGTTGGTGGCGCAAAATCTGAGGGCGAGTTTAGAGATGGCGAAACTTTTGGTATCTACGGGTCTGAGGCATCGATCACTAGTTTCTCTATTAGTTCTGTTGACGATGTCTACGCATTAGAAATGGAAGTTACATGCTACTCTCCTGGAGATGGTAGCGGATCTATATTTTGTACATTTGTTTAGTAAGGTGAGGTGAGAATGCACGTTAGTAAATTTGAGACGACTTTTGAACACGAAGGCCACGCGGTGGTTGTTGAGTTAACCTATGAGGCGCCAGACCATTTCTTGAGAATGGAAATGGCACCGACTAAAGACGAAGAACTTAGAGACCACTTAATGCGAGTCTATAAGCACGTGGTTACGAAAGTTCAGACGATTGAGATGAAGTGTTTTAAGCTAGAGAAGGGGAAGAAACCAGAGGACTATAAAACTAAGGCCAAAAAAGACGCTGCCTTAGTGATGACGTCAATGGATGATATTCTCTTAAGAAGTGTGTGCAAGCCAATACTAAATCATTTTGGTGAGCATTATTGTACGGGGATTGGCTTGGGGGAGGGTTAAGCCGCGGAGACATTCAAAAAGCGGTTTATGCAACCTACAAGCAGCTTGAACATGATAATCCGGGATTAGATAAATACTTTATGGAGTATTATCATCTGAAGGCTTTGAATAACATAGGAATTGTGACTAATAAGGATTCTTACCACCCTAAGGTTATTTCGATATTGGCAACTATTGAATCCGAGTTTCGTAGGTTAGAAGCCAAAGAAACTAACAAGGCGAGGAGTAAACCAAAGCCCAGGAGAAGATAGATGCCAGCTAAAGAAACGTTTGAACTCGAGATAAAAACCAGCCTAGACCTAGGCGAGGCGAATAAACAGACAGAGCAGCTTGGCAAGAATTTTGATGATACTGCCAAGTCTGCTGACATGTCTTCTGAGGCTCTTGATCAGCTACAGAAAGCTGCCAAAGAAACTTCAGACGAAGCTAAAGAAACTTCAAAACAACTACAAAATATATCTAAATCTGGCGATGACCTAGAAGGGTCAATGCGCGACCTAGAGAAGCGTACTGACAAGGCTGGAGAGTCGTTAGAGGATCTAGAAAAAGACTCAAGAGACCTCAGGAAGGCTATTGACGTTAACGTCAAGTCTGTGACCGACTGGTCAAGCAAACTTTCAAACCTAACTAATATTGCTGGTGGTGCTATCAGTGGCCTTAGTGCTTTGTCTTCTGGTGTCTTCGGATTTCTCGAAGGCATTGAGAATGCTGCTCGTGAGTCAACTCGGTTTGAATTTGCGATTAGAAACATCAGCTCGGCACTGAAGCTAACCAGTTCAGACATGGCACTGCTACAAGGTGCTATCTCTAATCTATCAAGGGATACTGGTAAATCAGATGGTGAGCTGGCAGAATATGCATCAAGGTTCACAGCTTTTGGAGCAACTGCCAGAGAGTCAATTCAGCTGGTAACCGCAGCACTCAACATCTCTAGAGACACTGGAAAAGAACTCACGGTAGTGGTGCAAGCTATAGCCGACGGCTTGGCCGGATCACCAACCACACTCTCTCAGATGGGTATTGCTGTCTCTCAATTTACACCTGACTTGCTAGCAAGTGGCGGTGCTGTAAGAGAGATTCTAGCTGCTAGTAGCGATACGATACAACCACTGACAGCCACCTCAAATATCATTGCTGAGATACGTGATCGAGCCGAAGAGTTAAAGCGTCGGTTTTTTGAGGTTGTCGGCGAGTCAAAAATACTTCAAAATGTTCTGCTTACTGTTAATGATTTTCTCAAAAATGCTACTGAAGATGTTCCTGAGTTAGGCAAAACCTTTGATGATTTATTTCTCAAAGGAATAAGATTTGCTCAAGATTTTAGAGATTCTGTATCAAAACTTTTGCTCGAAACTCAGTTGTTAGTTACCCAGATTGAAAGCACCATACTGGGGATAGATACTATCATCCCTGGTGGACCAGATAACACGGCTAGGCAAACTGTGCTTGCAGTAAGAGACGCCGAGTTGCAAGCCAAGATAGATGGATATGAGACTTCTAAAGCCTCAACTTTTGAAAAGTATGGTGTAACCCAAGAGGAACTAACCAAACAGATTATTGATGGCACCAGAAATGCCGATGGAACTCTTAAAGATATACATCGTCTCACTGACACGATAAGACTCGTTGACGAAGAGGTGCGAGACGAGACTGTTAAGTCAGGTGGCCATTTATCTGAGCTTAATAATACAAATCGAACTTTATCAGAGAGACAGGCAGCGTTTAATAAGAAAAGGGAAGAAGAAGCAGCTGCTGCCAAAATGCAGCGCGATGAAGCTCAGAGAGAAGCTGCTGAATTTGAAAAAACTAAGATAGCAGAGGAAAGAGATTATAGGAAAAGGTTCTTTGACCTAAGTGTCGAGCAGCAAGTTGAGAGAATCACTACTATAGATGACAAGATATCAAGTCTTGAAGAAGAAATGATAGGAGCCTCTGAAGCTGAGAGAGAGGTAATTAAGGATGAGATTACCGCTCTTAAGGAAGAGCAAGATAGGATCGTCAAAGCGGTTGACAGAGGCACAGATATCGCCAAAGGCTCAGCTGATGACATGATCAAGCAGGCTAAAGATCTTGATAGGGATAGGCTCCAAGACCTCAACACCATCTCTGATGCTGAAAAAACAGTAACAAGCACAACTTCAAAGCAAGTACTAGCAGCTCTTGGTGCGCTTATAGGTATCGATAGCGATGGTCTTGATCGACTTCTAAAAAGTGGTTTTACCTTTCACCGATCAGATGTTGAGCGAGATGCAGCCAATACAAATGCCATTGTTCAAGCTAATATAGGAGATGCTCAGGCAGCTCTTGATACCGCTCAGTTTGGGTTGCAGCTTGGCAGGGATTTAAGTGTCGGTATTGGTCAGTTAGTTGAGAGAGAAGGATCCATAGGTCAGGTTGTTGCCGACGGGCTTGGTTTTGTTTCGACACTAGCTACGAATGTTGTTGGTGGCGGCATTGCAGCTGCCAGTG